TTTAGTAAATATACAGAAGAACGAATTGACGCGATTTGTGAAGAGTGTAATCTATATGAAGATTTGGAAATCACCGAAGCAGAGTATCAAGGTAAAAAAGTTAAACTAAACGATCCTATTCGTACTTCAGAAAATCCAAACAAAAAATTTAAAGTTTATACTAAAGGGGAAAACGGCGGCATTGTAGTAGTTCGTTTTGGTGATCCACATATGGAAATTAAAAGAGATGATCCTGCAAGACGTAAAAACTTTAGAGCAAGACATAACTGTGATAATCCTGGACCTAAGTGGAAAGCACGCTATTGGTCATGTTATCAATGGCGGGCAGGTGCAAATGTAGATAATTGATAAATATAGCAGAAAAAGATGAATTAAAGTTTGGTAATTTAGAAATATATAAACAATTAAAACCAAAACCAAGGAGAATAAAAAATGGCACTTTGGGCAAAAACAGACGCAACAGCTTCAAGACCAAAATGGTTAGAAACAAATGCAAATAATACAAATAAATCTAATGATGAAGATCTTGCGGTTTTTATTGATACTGCAGAGGCAGGAGTAGCAGCCAACCGTTCAAAAGGTTTAAAAACACCAGGTTGGAATTTGTATTGGACAACACACAGCGGTACTCGCCATCGTGTTGAGCCATTAGTTGTAATGAAAGTTTCTTCTGGCGATGCAGGAGATAACGACTCGTTCCCTAATTCTTAATTAGTAAATTTATATCATGAAATTAGGAGAATCAACCTTTCTTCTCTACGCTGCAAAACATTATGATAATCCGCATTGTTCTGACATTGCAGAATTTGAAGAAGATCTAAAACGTTTTCAATATCTTAGAAAACTTTTTGGTAGATATAATCAAACTGGAGAGCTTAAGGAAAGGTTGATTCTAAATCATCTAATAATTTTGTATAATTGCTTTGGTGTAGAAACGACAAATATGTTATTCATGAAACTCGATGAATATCATGAATATTTAAAACCGTTTGTGGTATACTTAAACTTTATGCCAGAATTTATTGAATATGAAGACGAAAGAATTCATAGCAGACATATTAAGAGTGACGAGCTGATTATAAAAGTTTTAAAGGAAATATAAAGTGGTTGTAGATCTATTTTTAGTATATCAATTTATAAGAAGACTAGCTACGCCTTTTGAAAAATGGCCTGCGTATGAGGCTGGTGTAATAGACGGCGATGGTAATATTCTTATAAAGAAAAAAGATCGTCTTTTGGTATCTCAAAGGAAATCTTTTGGTATCTTTGATCTAATGATATTAAAACTAAAAAAACTACTAGGTAAAGTTCCCGGTGGTAAAACTAGACTTGCATCTTATGCTGCAGCTATATGGCTTATTAAAGAGTGGAAACATTTTTCTGAAGACAGTTTGCTTAATGAATCTGTTACTGAAAAACAAATTGATGAATCATTAGAATTGTTTTTGATTCGATATAATCATTATAACACACTTGTAGAAAATGTCAATGGAAATTTAATAGAAAAATTAAAAGCAACCGATGATATGGGTAAATGGATTGATGATTTTCAGAAATCAGATGCACCACAATTCAAAGGCAAGTCAAAAGAAAAACGTCGCCAAATGGCAATTGCTGCTAAGTACGGCGCAGAGCGTGACGTAGGCCTTAGAGAATGGGTATGCGGTCAATGTAACTGTGAACCGTGTATTTGTGAAAATGATGGATTGGATGAACTGTCATTATCAGTAAAAGATCTTGAAAGACTTAAAAAAGGCTTGAAAAAAGAGAACCTTGAAGAAGTAGCCGCAACAGCACGTTGGAAAAAAGCTGGACCAAATGGTGAAATACAAGCTACTATTGGTGGAAAGAAATATCAAATAGAAAAATCATTAGATCATAATGAACGCCATAAAGGTGAATGGAAAGTTATGGTTTGGGATAAACGTAAGAATAGCTGGGAATGGGAAACTACTGAATATGGTAAAGCCAATGCTAAAGCATGGATTATGGACCGCATGAATGAAGAACCAACAAATACTGTAGGCGGCGGAGCTATTGCAGGTATGGATGCAGGCCATATGTCAAAAGCCGCGCAAAAGAAATGGGTACAATCAAATAAAAGAAAAAGAAAAACTATTAGAGATATTATGAAAGGCGGATTAGTATAATTAGCTTTTTTACAAAATCAATTGATGAAGAACAGTGGGAAAGATGGAAGTCCGCTGTAATTGGAGATTTAGCAATTGTTGCGTTAAGTAATTCTTTTGCTATAATAATTTTTCAAAATTCTTCAAGACTTTAAGGAGAACAAAATGGCAAAATTGCAAGGAACAACCGAAGATAATAGCTCATCACAACAATCAAACACCCTACAATTATCTTCCCGTGGTGTTGGAATTATAAATAGTATTAGTCTAAATAGTGATAGCACAAAATCCGTAAAAGTAGTAACTCTAAAACAAATAAAACAAACGAAGGAATAGAAAAATGTCATTAAAAGATATTACTCAAGCAGCAGCAGATAAAAATCCACTTGCATTAAAAACCGCAGTAGAAGCAGAACTGAACCAAAGAGTAGTTGATGCATTACAAGCAAAAATGGAAAATGCATTTGCTGTGGAAGAAGAATTGGATCTCGAAGAAGCTAACGACGAGGATGAAGAACTCGACGAAAAATATAAAATGAAAAAAGAAGAAGATGAAGACGAAGAGGATGATGACGAAGATGATGAGGACGAGGACGAGGACGAGGATTAATCCTCTAAGTCAATATGGCTAAGCTTTATCTTATTATTATTGTCCTAGGAATTCTGGGTGGTGTCGGTTACGGCGCTAAATCATATTATGAATGGTCAGAAGCGACTATTGCCACTTTACGTGAAAATAATGTTAAGCTAAAAAGTGCAGCTGAAACTCTTCAAAATACTGTAGAGAAAATGGCAGCCGATGCTCAAAAAAATGAGCAATTAAATAAAGATCTTACTAAAAGATTACAACAATCTCAAGAACACCTTGATAAATTAAGAGGTGCTTTTGCAAAAATAGATTTAACTATGGAGGCATTAACAAATGCACAAGGACTTGAAGATAGAGTCAATAGAGCAGTGGAGAAACTTATTGGTTGGATTGCCGAAGAAACTGATCCTAATCCTCCTACCGATGATACTTCTGACGGGGTGTCTGGGGAGAACGCCGGAACCGGAAGTAGTAGTAACAACTGAATACCAAGAAAGAAATATTCCTATTCAGGAACATCCTAAGGGTGTAGAATGGAACCCAGTTCCTTGGTTTGTTATAACTGAAGACAATCTTGAAGAAAAAATAGCAGAAATTGAAAGCGCAACAGGTAACGTTGTAATTTTTGCTATAACACCAAAAGGTTATGAAAATCTCGCGATTGGTATTGCAGAACTTCGTCGTTATATCAAAGATCAACAAGCTATCATTGCTTATTATGAAGAAGCAATAACACCAACTGAACCTGAACCTTCAGAGGAAGATAAAAACACTGAATAAAAAAATTATATAATTTATAAATATTCATATTATAAAAATGGCCTTGTGAATAACGAGGCCATATTATTTTAAAGAGGCGCTATGGCTGATAACGAAGTAAATACACTAAAAACTGACGTTGCTCTTATAAAAAAAGATATAAGACAAATTGAGCGTGTGTTTGATAAAGTTGATAGTGCCGTTTCGGATATGTCAGAATTGCATACAATTGCAGCGGTTCAAGAAGCAATATTAGAAAGCGCCGAAAGAAGACTAACGATGCTAGAAGAAAATATAGCTAAGCAAACGGAAGAAGAATTATCATATCGTAAAGAACTTCGTCAATCTCTTGAAGATATGAAAAATCAGACCGTAAAAGAAAGAGATAAGCGCCATAAAGAAGTTTTAGATTCTATTCAAAATGTCCATGAAACTCTTATTTCAAAATTAGATAAACAAGATAAAAGAATAACGGCTCTTGAAAATTGGAGATGGTATATTCTTGGTGCGACCGGAGCATTAGTTTTCCTCCTCACTAAATTTAATATGATTATGTCATATTTTTATTGACATTTTCCGTTCCGTTGGATAATATAAACACATATTTTAATTGACATTTTCTGTTTTTTTGGTTAGAATAGAAAATATCCAATATGTAAAGCGAGACAAAATGGTCGATTTTGTAGATCTTCATTATGCAACAATGTTATCAGGGCGCCTTGAGCGTTTTAGAGTTAAATCAACAAATCCTTATAAAATAAATTTTAGGTGCCCAGTTTGTGGTGACTCACAAAGATCACAAGCAAAGGCTCGTGGTTGGTTACTCGAAAAAGACAATTCTTTTCGCTTTTATTGCCATAATTGTGGCGCAAGTCAATCTTTTTCTTATTTTCTACAAAACATTGATAGTTTGGCATATAATGATTACATAGCAGAAAAGTTTGTAAATAAGACAAAAGACAAATCAACAGAAGAAATTAACGATGAGCAATTTAAGACAAAGGCCCCAAAGTTTAATAAAAAGAATCCTTTATTAAAGATTAAAAAGATAAGTCAATTAAAAGCAAATCATCCTGTAAAACAATATATAATGAAACGTGGTATACCACCCGAACATCATTATAGAATGTATCTTGCAACAAAATTTAAAACTTGGATTAATGAAATTATTCCAAATAAATTTGAAAACGTAGATAAAGATGAGCCTCGTTTAGTAATACCTTTCTTTGATGAAAAAGGGAAAATGTTTGGAGTTTCTGCTCGAAGCTTTGATCCAAATACTTCTTTAAGATATATTACAATTATGTTTCAAGACCGACCAAAAATATTTGGCTTAGACAAAGTGAATATGAATAAAACGTACTTTGTAGTTGAAGGTGCTCTTGACAGTATGTTTCTTTCAAATGCAGTTGCAATGGCAGGTGCTGAAGGAAGCACAACCGCATTAAGTAATCTTAAAAATGCAATTTTTGTTTTTGATGCGGAGCCGAGAAACAAAGAAATCCATAAAAGAATGGAAAAAGTAATTGCCAAAGGTTATAGAATATGTATATGGCCATCAAACGTTCCGGCAAAAGATATTAACGAAATGGTTCTTGCAGGTAAAACGGACGTTGAAAAAACTATACTTGATAATACATATTCTAGCCTAGAAGCAAATCTAAAATTAATGGCTTGGAGAAAAACATGATTAGAGCAATATTGGCCTGTGATGACGATTGGGGTATTGGTAAAGATGGTGACTTACCATGGCCACACAATCCTGCTGACCTCAAATGGTTTAAAGAAAACACAACAGGTGGGGTGGTAGCAATGGGTAAAGCAACTTGGGATAGTTTACCAAATAAACCGTTACCTAATCGCAATAATATTGTCGTTACAAGTAGTGAAAATGATTATAACGGTGGTGGTTACCACTATATGAAGTTTAATACTGCTAAAACAGAACTTACTAATATGGATAGACTTCAAGATGTTTGGATTATTGGTGGTGCACAACTTGTGTCAGGCCTACTATCAATCATAGATGAAATATGGTTAAGTCGTATAGCAGGGGTTTATAATTGTGATGTGTTTCTTCCTCGTGATATGATAGAAGCAACGTTTGAATTATATAGTAGCCGAAAAGAAGATGGTATATATGTTGATAAATGGAGAAGTTATTAATGCAACAATATAGAACCCTTATTAAAGATATTATAACACACGGAGAAAAGACAGAAGATAGAACAGGTATAGGAACTCGTTCTATTTTTGGTTATCAAATGAAATTTAATTTGGAAGAAGGGTTTCCTGCTGTTACAACAAAAAAATTAGCTTGGAAATCTGTAGTTGGTGAGCTACTTTGGTTTCTTGAAGGTAGTACGGATGAAAGAAGATTGGCGGAACTTACTTATGGAAAGGATAGAGAAGATCTCGTAAATAAGAATACTATTTGGACCGCAAATGCAAATAAACAAGGTATTGATCTCGGGCATTATAATGATGAGTATATAAAAGAACTTGGTCCTGTGTACGGATCTCAATGGAGAAAATTTTCGTATTATCAGGATGACCCTAGAGGCATCGACCAAGTAGCTAGAGTTATAAAAGAAATCAAAGATAACCCAGACTCAAGACGTATTATAATGTCTGCTTGGAATCCTATGATGCTAGACAATATGACTTTACCACCATGTCATATAATGGCTCAATTTATCGTAAGAAACGGCAAATTAAGTTGTCAGATGTATCAAAGATCTGCCGACGTTGGTTTAGGAGTTCCATTTAATATTGCTTCATACGCACTCCTTACGCATATTATAGCACGTGAATGTGAATTAAGTGTTGGTCAATATGTTCATACGATAGGAGATGCTCACATATATAACAATCACATATATGATATGGCTGCCATATTAGATCGTGAGCCGTATCCTCTTCCAACACTTGTAATTGATAATTCTTTTAATCTTATAGATAGATTAGCAACGCGTTTTAGAAAAGAAGATGCATCATTATTTACTCTTAAAAATTATCAACATCACCCTGAAATAAAGATGGATATGGCGGTATAAAAAAA